AGGCGACGGACGCGGCGAGGTCGAAGATCGGCTTTGCTATTGCCGAGATCATGCAGAAACTCGGCCGCGAGCGGAAACCCGGCGAGCTTTACATGACCGAGGATGGGACATGGGAAGGCACGCACCATCCCGCCGACGTGGTGCGCGGGGTGGCGCAACTCGGCATCCTCAACAAGGAGCAGATGCGGATTCTCAAAAACATCAACTCCGCGACGAAGAACTTCACTGGTGACCGCTTCGTGGTGATCTACCATCCCGCCACCAAGAAGGTGGGCAAGAAGGTCCGATACGCCACACTCGCGCCGACGCTGCGCGAAATCGTGCCGGTCGGCATCAGAATCACCAAGGACGGCAATCTGGAAGTTTCGCTGATGAGCGTGACACAGCTTGAATCCAACATCCAGAAGCGCGGCGCGAGCAAGCGGGGCAAGCGGCTTTACAATGGCGACACCGAGGCGATCCGAGCCGACGTGGCGGCGGTGATGGAGCTTCACCGGCAGAACCAGGCGACCGACACCTACTTCCGCGAGAAGTATGGCGCTGGGCGTGGCGACGAGCACAAGAACTTCATCAACACCGTGTTCGGGCTGGTGGGCGGCGAGACGCAGCGCGGCAAGAACCCGATGTTCGCCGAGGACAACCTTGACAGCAAGACGCAGGTGTTCCGCACCTACCGGCTCGACCGCATCGACCAAGCCACCCGCATGACCGGCGACACGACACCGATGCCGTTTGTCTATGGCGCGGTGAAGATGAACCTCATGCCCAACGGGCTGCCGACGCTCAACGCGCAAGGGCAACCGGTGGCGGGGCGGATGATGCCGGAACCCGGCACGCCATAGCACGACGCAGCGCACCTGCATCTGTTTGGTGAAAAACCGTCTCACAACTACGTGATTTTTGACGAAAACGACATCGAGATCACCCACAAGAACGACAAGCCTGTCACCCCATGACCCCGAACCCCGCCAAGCGCAAACCGAAAGGCCCGCCCGATCCGAGGAAGTCTTCCAAGACGATCATTCCGATTGGCACGCCGGTCGAGAAGGTGAAGAAGCTGGAAATCGGCGCATGCCCGCCCGAGTTTGTCCGGCGCATCCAGCAGATGGCCGAGAATGGCAACCCGTGCAACGTCGAGAACCAAGACCCGTTCAAGGCGGCCGTCGCCTTGTGGCGGCTCGCACAAGGGGTTTCGATGAACCGGGTGTCGCAGGAGACCGGGTTCATGCGTCTCACGCTGCGCGACCTGTCCATCCGCCACCAGTCCACCCTTTCCGACCAGAAGGCGCGCTTCGCCGCGATGTATGCGCAGGCCGCGAGCGAATACACCGAGTTGCTTTTCGAGAAGGTGGACCGGATGCACGAGAACCCCGAACAACTCGACCAACTCTCGCCCGACCGGTTGGCACTCACCGTTGGCATCATGACCGACCAGGCGGCCAAGCTATCCGGCATGGCGTCCAGCATCATCGAGCACCGCAAAGGAGCGTCCATCGAGGATGCCAGCGAGATGATTGCCGCGGCCCGCGCCCGCATCGCCGAGAAAATGCGCGCCCAAGCCATCGAGGCCGAAGTGATCAATGCTTAAGTGGAAGTCACACCCGATCCTGCATCCGCCGACCGACGAGGAACTCGCCGTGCTCGAAGCGGATGAACTGCTGCAACTGCATGCCATCTATCATGAGGCGATTGCCAACGCGGAAAAAGACCCGTTCCGCTACGGCTTCCAACTGCCGCACTGGAAAAAAGCCGACGAGCAACTCAGCGAAGTGGATGAGATCCTCGCACTGGGTGGCAACCGATCCGGCAAGACGAGATTCGGGGCGTATGCGATGGTCAAGGCGGCCATCGAGAATCCCGAGTCCGAATTGTTCTGCTTCGCGCAAACATCGGAAGTCTCGATCCGCCAGCAACAATCCGCCGTGTGGGAGCAACTGCCCATCGAGCTACGGCAAAAACAGACATCCGCCGGAACCTACATCAGCTACACCAAGAAGAACGGATTTACCGATTCGTCCCTGATCCTGCCGAACGGCAGCCAGATCATTTTCAAGACTTACAGCCAGTATTCCAACAACCCGACGATCCTTGAGGGTGCGGAGCTTGGCAGCAGGAACCCGAAGTGGCACAACATCGGCGTGTGGCTCGACGAGTATCTTTTAGGACCGGAACTCATCAGCACGCTCCGGTTCCGCCTCGCCACCCGCGAGGCGAAGATGCTGGTGACCTTCACACCAATCGACGGCTACACCGAGGTGATCAAGGAATACCTCGACAGTGCCACCACCCTTGAAAGCAAGCCTGCGGAGCTTCTCAACGGTGAACTGGTCCCCTACGTCCAACGCTCAAAGAAGCGAAACGCGGCGGTGCTCTACTTCCACTCCATCGACAATCCGTTCGGCGGCTACGAGCGAATCCGCGAGAACCTGCTTGGCCGTCCGCGCGAGGAGATCCTGATCCGCGCCTATGGCGTGCCGGTCAAATCCCACGCCACGAAGTTCCCGCGCTTCAACAGTGCGGTCAACGTGGTGCCGCCCGAAACAATCCCCACGCGGGACATCACCCGCTACTGCATCATCGATCCGGCCGGTTCCAAAAACTGGTTCATGTGCTGGATCGCGGTGGATCTCTCGGGCACCTACTGGGTGTATCGGGAGTGGCCGGGGGTGGACGTGGGCGATTGGGCGGAATGGCGTGGCGGCAAGTGGCAACCCGGCGACGGGGCCAAGGGCATCGGCTACGGCATCCGCGACTACGTGGACCTCATCACCGAGTTGGAGGGAGACGAGGAGATCTACGAGCGGATCATCGACCCACGGCTCGGTGCCGCGAAATACCAAGGCAGCGACGGTTCCAGCAGCATCATCGAAGACCTGGCCGAGGAGGGAATCATCTGCCTGCCCGCACCCGGTTTGGAAATCGAGGACGGCTTGCAGGCACTCATTTCCAAGATGAGTTGGGACACAGGAAAACCGCTTGATTCTTTGAATAGACCTCATTTCTATATTTCCAACGAGTGCGAGAACATCATTCACGCACTTGCCGAATACACCGGTGAATCCGGCCTCAAGGAGGCATGGAAAGACCCCATCGACGTTTTGAGATACGCAGCCATCACCGACATCGACCATGTTGATCCACGAAAAAACCACGTCACCTGCGGCAGCCGCGGCGGATATTGAAAACAGCCCGTTCACCCGCGCCATCCGGCAAGTCAAGGAGCGCAAGGTCGCCCCGCAGCCCGAACCCGTCATCCCGGCAGACATGCCCGAGACGGTGGAATGCCGCGGGCTGAAACTCTGCCCGAACGACAACTTTTTGTATGCCGTGGTGGACGGTGAGAAGATCGTGGTGCGCGCCGGCAAGCGGTGGGCGAACCGTCTCACCGGCAAGACTTTTGAAGCCCGCATCGTGAAGGACGGCGATGAAACCACCTACGTTTACCAACCATGAACATTTTCGAAGACTCACTGGTTTACGCTGCAAGCGAACCCGACATCCCGACTCTGACCGATGCTTACAAAAGCTGCGTCAACGAGCTTGACGATTATTTTGAGCAGTGCCGCCGCAGCCGGGACGACCGCCGGAACGTCTGGCCTGGCAAGTCCGAAGACCTCAGAAAACACGGAGCGAATGCCTTCCCTTGGGAAGGTGCCAGCGATGCCGAGGTGAACGTCGTCGGCGAGCGGATCGACACCTACATCGCCTTATTCGATCAGGCGTTGCAACGGTCCCACATCAAGGCGTTCCCGACATCCGTTGCCAGCCTGCCGCGCGCGGGCGTGGTGTCGAGTTTCCTCAAGTGGATGCGGAGTTCCTACATCCCAGACTTCAAGGGGCAGATGGAGCTTTCCGGCAACTACCTGCTCGAAAAGGGACTGGCCGTCACCTACGTCGGATGGAAGCGCGAACTGCGGACTCACCTGCAAACCGTCACTGTCGATGAAATCGCCCAGATGTCGCCGGAACTCGCCCAGATGATCGCGCAAGGCAATGCCGACGACACGCTCGCCGACATCGTGCAGCAGTCGTTCCCGGCGCTCACCCGCCGGCGGGCACGCAAGGTGATCGTGGACCTCCGCGCGAAAGGCGAAGCGGATATCCCCGCACCGCGGTTGTCGGTCGATTGTCCGGTGACGCATGCCTGCTCGCCGGATGGCGACGTGGTGTTCCCGCCCTACGTCACCGACCCGCAGCAATCACCGCACATCTTCCGCCGCACCTTCCTCACCGCGCAGCAACTTGAAAAGATGGTGACTACCGAAGGGTGGGACCGTGAGTGGGTGGACAATGCCATCGAGAAACTCCGCGGCAAGGATTCGTGGAAGCTGGAAACCGAGAAGGCAAACCTGTCGATCCGTATGCCGATTTCCGACGACGACGAGCTGGTGATGGTGGTTTACGCCTATCAGCGGCTCATCGACGAGGACGGCGCGGAGGGCATCTATTGCACCGTGTTCCACCCGGACGCCGAAGGCTTCGCCAAACACGAACTCATGAACGGTTTCGATGACTATCCGTTCGTGGTGACCCGCCTGAACCGCAGCGAAAAGCGCCTCTACGAGGTGCAGACTTTTTCCGACGTGTTGCGCGGCCCGCAGATGGCGATCAAGACGGAAACCGACAGCCGCACCGACCGCGCCAGCCTCGCCACCTTGCCGCCCATCATGCACCCGGCTGGCCGCCCTCCATCCGACTGGGGACCGGGCAGGAAGGTGCCATACCGTCGCCTTGGCGAGATTGCCTTCGGCCCGGTGCCGCAGTTCGACTCTGGGTCCAACGAGATCGAGATGAACAAACGCATGCAAGCCGACCGCGCGGTGGGTCTCGACATGGACAACCCGCTGGCAGGCGTGCGGCAGGCATTCCTCATCGGCAAGTTTCTCGACCATGTGCGCGACGTGCTCGAAATGGCGTGGCGGCTGTTCCAACGACTCGGGCCAGACGAGGTGTTCTTCCAAGTGACCGGCAATCCGAACCCGCAACTGATCCAGAAGGGAAGCCCCGACGAGGTCTATTCGATCACGGTGAATTTCGACTCCCGCCAGAACGACCCCGAGGGTGCGAAGACCCAGATGGAACAGATCGGCAGCCTGCTCCAATACGACCGCAACGGCCGGATCGATGTGGACAAGTTCTTGGAATTTACCGCCAATTCGATTTCCCCGGTGCTCGCCGACTACATCCTCCAGCCTGCCGAGGAGGCGCAGCAGAAAGTGGCCAAGGGAGTCACCGACGACCTTGCCAAAATCTTCGCTGGCATCGAGATGCCTGCCCAACCGAACGGTGCGCAGATCGCGCTGCAAATGGTGCAGGCTTACGCCCAGCAACCGGACGTTGGGCAACGACTGCAACAAGACGAGGCATTCGCCGGCCGCTTGCAGAAATACGCCGAGCAATACCAGTTCCAACTCCAACAAGCGCAGAACGCGCAGATCGGCCGGATCGGCACAGCCCCGGCTGAGATGGGCGGAATGCAAACCCAAGGCATGCAGTCATGACGCAACCCGACACAGTTCCTTTTGATTTTTTTGATTTCGTGTGGCTGCGAATCGACGAAGACGGTGAAAAGTCCCGGCATGGGCCAAGTTATTGGCATCCTCTTCAAGCCGGGCACCACTCTTTACCAAGTGCAATGGAGTTGTAATCGCCAAGAATATCATCACGAAGCCGAAATTACCCGAGAAAAACCCGTAAAATACGTTGTATGATCCCGAAACCCACCATCCAGCAAGCCGTCGAGGCACTCCGCGACCGGGACGAATACCGCACCATCGTCCAGTTCGTGCGCGACGAGCGGGAGCGCCTGTTCGGCGACCTTGGTCCTGCCGAGACGCCCAACGAGGTGATGAAGATCGCTGGGGGCGTGGCGCGGCTCGATGAGTTGTTGCTGATCCTCGATGCTTAACCTACCCCACCCCACAGCCCGCCAGGAGCAATCCCGGCGGGCTTTTTCGCGGCCCAAATCTTAGCCTAGCCTAAGTTTCTCATTTTTGCCTAAGTTTCCCGTTGACATGGGGCGAACCCCTACCCATGCCGAAATCATCGCCAACGCCTGGCGCAAAAAAGGTGACGATGAACGAAAGCACAAAGGCCATCGATGCGGCCCCACCAGCATCGCAGAATATGAGTCTCGAAGAGTTGATCGCTCAACGGACCATCGCCCATTCGCAACCCGAGGAACCCGCCGAGGAGGCACCCGAGGAAGCCCAGCCCGAAGAGGAAGTCCCAGAGACTGCCGAACCGGAGGAAGTCACCGAGGAACCCACCGAAGACGAACCGGAGGAAGAAGAGGACGGCGAACCAGACATCGATCTACTGTCGCTTACCACCGAGCAGATTCAGGATCTCGCCAAGAAGGGAAAAAGCCGCCTCCTCCACCGCATCGGTGAGTTGACGGCACAGAAAAAAGCCCTTGAAGAGCAAGTCCAAGCTGCGAAGGCCGAAACGAAACCACTTGTTCCACAGATACCCGCCGAGGAGAATCCGTTCAGGGAGTTGAAAACCCTGGATGAAATTTCCGCGAAGCATCAGGAGCTTGAGAAGGTCGCCGAGGAGACCGACAGGATACTTGAGGACCACGAGGATTGGAATGCCGACGACGTCATCATGGTGGGCGGCAAGGAGTTCTCGAAAAAGGACATCCGCCAGGCGAATCGAAACGCCAGGACCGCGATGACCAGGTTCCTTCCGGCTCAAGCGCAGTCCATTAAGTTGACCGCCGCTTACGAGCAGATGGAAACGCAGCTCAACGCTGCCATTCCCACGGAGGTGCCTGAGATCGCGGACGAGGAGTCCGAGGTCAGCAAGTTGTTTAAGGCGATGATGGATGATCCGTTGGTGAAGCAGGCGAAAGAACGGGTGCCAGGCTTGGCACCGCAGATCGGATACCTGCTGGCGCATGCCGCAAACTCCCTCGCAAAGAAGGCGAAAGTTAAGGTCAAACCGGCAACGGGGAACATCGGGAAGGCAAAAGTGCCACCGACCCCGTCAGGAGCCGCAGCCCGCACCAGCCAACCGCCGAGGAAGCAGCAGCAGGCCGCTTATCAGCAGTTCGAGCAGACAGGTCGAGTCGAAGACTGGATCGCCGCAAGAATCGCAAAACATTCAACCACCTAATACAATGCCCATTTCAACCACATACAATCCCAACGCACCTGCCGCCACCAGTGGTCAGGGTGCCGCCGTTGGCAACCGTGAGGATCTTTCCAACGAACTTGCCATGCTCGCACCGGAGGAAACTCCTCTACTCTCGCTCTGCTCGAAAGGCAAGGCATCGTCCACGTTCTACGAATGGACCGCCGACAAACTCGATTCCGTCTCCACCGCCGGTATTGCCGAAGGTGAGGACGTCAGCGCGTTCGATGACAAGTTCGCGTCTCGCGCACGTCTCGGTAACTACTGCCAGATCTTCCGCAAGCCATGGCTCGTCTCGACCTTGCAGGATGCCGTAACCACCGCAGCGCCCGCCAACAGTGCCGCTGCCGAGGCCAAGGCCATCCGCGAGTTGAAGCGAAACATGGAAGCCACCATCTGCTCGGCCAACGAAATGTCGTCCGAGAACGGTGCCGGCACGCCATACGCCACCCGCGGTTTCGGCAAGTGGGTGCAGGTCGCCGCACAGGCCACCAACCCGGTGCCGTCCGACTACCGCACGCCGACCGCATCGATCCTGACGGCTACCGTCACGGACGCGACGTTGTCCACCGCACTCGGTTCGATCTTCAGCAAGACGGGCGAGATGCAAAACCTCACGGTGATTGCCAACGTCGCCCTGCGCCGCGTGATTTCCGGCCTGACCCGCTACGAAGGCGCTAGCCGCACCTCAGCCTACAACGTCAGCCAGGACGCCACCAGCAAGACGGTGACTCTCTCGGTGACATTGTTCGAGTCCGACTTCGGTGTGCTCAACATCGTAAACGCGAACCCGGACTGCATGCCCGGAACCAACACCAACGAGGGGCACATCGTGAATCCGAAATACATCGGGTTCAACACACTCATCCCGATGGGCAGCCAGCGTCTCGAAAACCAAGGCGGCGGCGCGCGCGGGTTCATCGAGGCAGTCGGAACCTTCGTGTGCAAGCACCCGCAAGCCCACGGCAAAATCGCCTACTAATCCACCACCGGGGGCGGGGATCAACCCGCCCCCTCAACTCTTCAACATCACTCAAAAAACATGAAAGTCATCAATAACGAATACCGCGGTTTCTCCGATTATGTCGTCCTGAATCCTGCGGATCTGATCGCCATCGGCAACGGTGGAACCAAAGTCATTGCAACCGTGCCCATCGGCGGTGCAGTGGAACTTGTCGGAGTCATCAACACGGTTGACATCGTCGGATCGTCCTCGCTTGAGATCGATGTCGGCACGACCATTGCCGACCCGAACGAGTTCATCGAAGCCCTCGACGTGGACGCAATGACCGTCAATCTTCCGACCTACAACACCGGCACTGCATTCGTGCAGGCCGCAGGAACGACCACCATCGAAGGGGGATCGAAACCCGTAGGCGGAACAGCGACCGCAAAGCCGGTCTACATCAAGATCACCGACGCTGCCGTGGCAAGCATCACGGCCGGCCAGATCGTCATTGCCTTGCGCATTCTCGATCCGGTGAATCTCTCTTAATCCGACTGCTGCTGTTCACCCCAAACCGCGGCGGGATTAGCAAACTGCTGGTCCCGCCGCTTTCCGCAATGATCTCGGAAGATGCACTCAATGCCGCGCTTGTGCGCGAACTGTGTTCCGGCCGCCAGTTGATGGAGACCCGGCAACGATGGCGCGAACGTGACGCTGCCACCGAAGCGAAGGAACTGCTTGGATCACGCACGCACAACGTGCTCGGCAAGGCCGTCGCCGTGGTGCCGCAACATGAGTTCTTCCTGATGCGCGAGAAGTATGGGGATGAGTGCTGGGGCGACAAGGGATTCATCCGCGATTTTCAAAAGCTCGAACCTGCCATGGCGGTTCACAAAATCTGATTTATCATGACATCCCGCACCTACACCGACCTCATCGCACAAATCCAAGGTCTGTGCGGAGTGAACTTCG